ACAACGCTGCGAATGATTTGAACTTTATCGTAAGGCGTGGATTTATCCATCACCTCTTCTAGTGCGAGATACAATGCAAGAAAAGTTTTACCTGTTCCAGCTGTACCCGTGAGTGCAAGATGGTCTCCATCTCTCCAAGATAAGAAGGCCTCTCTCTGTTTGTCGGTGATTGGGTCTACGGTAATTAGATTATCCAATCGAATATTCATTTGTTCCGTTTGTTTGTTTTGTTTCATACTTTAATGGTATTGTTTTTACCGGAACCCTGTTTAATGGCTTTCAGGTGGTCTTTCCATCCATCTGATGTTTTGGATAAAGACGAGGTTGTTGTGCGAACAATTTTCATTGCTTCAAGATGCACTTGTTCCCATTCACCTGATTCAACTAGTTTTTCTTTTTCAGAGATTTTCAAAAACATTTCTTTGATTTCTCCGGTCTTCACATTTTTCATATCGTATGTAGGCATAATAAATTCCTAATAGGCACCCCGTTAGAGGTGCCCGTTAGATTAGGATCACCCCCTTATAACTTGTTGTATAGCGGCATCTAAGAATGCTTGTTTTTTCTGCATTCTATATGCTGCCTCCGATTTCCCCTTTTTATTTAACTTATGGATATAATGTCCAAGTTCTCTAGAATCTTTTTTAAGTCTTTCAATTTGATTTGCTACCATAGGCAAACTCCTGTTCTAGTTAATGGGAATCATAATCAAGTCGGGATTAAATCTGGGTAGGCCTCCTTAACTAATTTTTCTGTTAATCCTTTCACAGGTGGTTTTTTGTTTATCATAGATACTAGTACTCTAGCATCTTCTGGGTGGACTGATTCACAAATTTCAATGAACATTCTCTCTCTTTTAATTGAATTCAAGTTTTCACTTTCACGTAAACCTTTTACGAAATACTTGAATTTCATATGTTGTTTGAGTAAAGTAGAGGGATATGATTCTTCTTTATTTGGAGTGTAAGGTACATCTCCAGCTGGAAGATTCCATTGAATATTAGGATCAAAGGTGCCTTGCAGAACATCTCTTACAGGCATGATGTTGTTTTCTTGTAGAACGTTGATTTTGTCCTTTCGTGTTTTAGCAGAAGATACTTTATTCAGTATCTCAAACACTTCCAATTTTTTCATACTGATTGCCATATAATATTATCCCTGGCGTGTTAAGCTTCATTATACACATCATAAACGTGCTTGTCAAGTTATTTAGATTTTTCTTTTGCAATCCATTTTTTAGCAACGGGTTTGGTCGGTTCTTGTTCAGTAAACTTTTTAGCCCACTTATAACCTTGTTGAGTTCCTGCCTTCCAATTCGCACCATCACTATTATCTAGGACGATGAAATTTCTACCAAAGTGCCCTTGGAATTTACCGATGTTGTTCTGTACTGCCTGCCACATCTTTGAGACCTCATCATCAGGAAGGGACCTAGCACGCGCCCTGTTGCGTGCCAAGGCGGTTTCTTTATCGGTGTTGACGAATATCATTGCGGTGTCATAACCAAGACGTTGCAACTCCACAGACTGTTTCTTAATCTTGTCGTAGTCTCTACCAGTACCATCAATGACGATACCCAAACGACCTTTAAGGTAGAGCTCTTGTTTTTTACCAGTGAGAGTTTTTGCCCGGCCACGCATTTCTTGACCTTTGACAGAGAAGATGTTTTCGGGATTCATTTCCATACCCGCCTTCTTCATAGCATTCTCGAAGGCATCGTCGGAGTTCACTACACGCATACCTAATGCCGTGAGTGCGGTCTGACCGACGATAAAAGATTTGCCCGAACCAGGCCCACCTGCGAGGAAGATTGCTTTGAAGATTGCGGGGTCATTGACCCCTTCTGAAATAAACTGTTTAAATTTTAACATCTGCTTAAGTGATTAGAATGTATTTTACAACCAATGAAACTATTGTAATACTTATCATCCAATAGAACGTCATTTTCAAACTGTAACTTAGCTTCATAATATGAACAGTCGCCTTTGGTCTTACATAATTTCAATATTACTCTATTATATATACTTTCCCCGTTCTGGATAACACGTTCTTTTAAAACTTCGTTTGACCCAAAGTACGTGCGCCAATCACTCTCTACGAGGGTTCTCTTGCGCCTCTTGCGGGTTTTTGTTATAGGGAGTATCTTGGACTTCCAAAAAAACTTTTTACCGATATACTTCATACCAGTAGTTTTTTCTTCAATACAATAAACAAACCCAACGAGAGAACGCAAATCCTCTTCGCTGGGTTCATATATTTTGTCTTCATAATACCAAGTCATGGTATTATATAGTCAGTCAGCTATTGTCCACTCTTCGTTGACATCTTCGCCACACATTGGACAATTGCAGGGGAGTTCATCTTCACCATATACGACAAGATGACATACACATTCACAAGAAGGACATTCTAATGTGTAATTATACTCATCCATTATGCTATCTCGCAGAATCCTGAAGCGCAAGCTAGTTCTTGGCTACCCACTGTCATATCGGACGCCTCATATTCTGCAAGTTTGTTCCAGTCCACATCCTTGGGCATTTGTGCGAGCAACTCCTTGTAACCCGCTTCGTCAGTATCTTGATACGGTGCTTGTGCATACGTGTGGTCAGAGAATGGTAAGAACGATACACCACTCATAAAATCAAAGTGATTGTACACCCATGCACCCACGTCTAACCATTCGTGCTCTTTCACTGAGACGGTGATAGAAGGCTTGTGTTCGCACCAGTGTATCTGATAGGTCAACCACATCTCTAACTGTTCGATAGCGGTCATGTCGGTACGAAAGACCGCACCCTTGTCTACCTTGATAGGAAAAGAAAATACAGATGTGTGAGATGGATTCATTTGGTCATCTTCTACAGGAAATCCGGCATCAACCATCATCTGAGTCAATGGGTCTTTCTTATCACCACGTACTGTACGAATGTAGTAAGGGTTGTGACGTGCGTGAATACCTGAGGCTGCATCAACCAATTGAGATACCGTACCTGATGGTTTAACACAAGTGATTGCGACTGACTGATTAATACCTAATAACTTAGACATATGTGCATTAGTCTCAACTGCAATCTGCTTGAGTTTTTCAAGGTTGTCAGCAAGGTCTTTTTTACCTTTCTTGCCATTGGTTAACGGGTTGTCCATAATACCTGTCATAGAAACACCCAACAGGCGTTCCTCCTCACAGTTCTTTTTCCAAGATGATGAAACATACTTGAAGTTAACCAAACTACTCTGGAAAGTCCCCAGAATCGTCGCCAGACGGGTTTTCTCTGCGAGGTCTTCCCAAGTGTCACTTGGACGTACTACAACCTCTGAGAGGTTACAGAATTCACGTGAACGCAGAATAATCTCTGAACAAGGGTTTGTACCAAACTCATGGTCCCCAATTTCCCTTCGGCCTGATGCGGCTGCCATCATGTTGGCAGATGCACGATTGAAGATACCTCGTTCACCAGATTTGGAATCGTAGAGTGCTTTCCACTCATCCATAAAGATACCGATATCGGGTTTCTCAGTGTAACAGGCAGAGTTGTTTGCAAGAGCACGATGACCAAAGTCATTCCACCATTGTCCAGCTTTCGCATGACGCATACGGTCATCAGAAAGGTTTGACAACGAGATTAACGCAGAACGGCGTACACCACCCACCACAACAATCTCTGCAATCTTACAGACGATATCATGACACTCAACGGAGTTAAGTTTACGACCAGCAGCGTTCTTAAATGTAGACACACAAAACTCAAACAACTGATTGAGAGGTTCGGGACCAGATGCACGCCCACCAAAAGTCTTGAGAGGTGCACCAGCGGGACGTACTTTACTCAGGTCCCACATTGGGATTTGACCAGCATACAAAAGGCCAATCATTTCTTTGAGTGCCTTTGCCCATCCTAACTTGGAGTCGGCAACGATAATTGTCGTGTCTGTACTATGAAACTCCTCTGCAACTACAGGTAGTTGTGATACGTATTGACGTTCTACAGAAAAACCTACACCAGTACCATTCATTAGCACATAAAGAATTTCATCGAAGGCGTGTGGTTTATCTACCGCAATGTAAGAACAGTTGTACCCAGCAATATTTTCTCGTTTCAATGCTTCACCGGCGGTCATAAGACAACGCATTGACGGCATTATTTTTTGCGATAATACCGCTTCTTCAAGTTCATTACGAAGGTTGTTTGTTAGTTTATAATCACAAGTTTCTTCTAGATGTTCAGTAAAAAAGTCAAAGTATCTAGAAATAGTTTCTTCCCACGTTTCTCGTCTCCCTTTCTCAGGTAACCATCGTGAGTATCTGGAAAGGTGGATAAATTCTTGGTAACTCGTGGGTAAGTAATTACTGGGCATAAGAATGCGCCTCCTCATTCGTCAAGGGGTTATTGTTATCGGTGGAAATATTATATAGTATTATTCGTTGTTTGACAACCAGTCAATCAATTAATTCTATCATAATTTTAATCAAACCCGCACAGACTGCAACAACTGTCAACCATGTTATGTCGGGATTTGCTTGAGCGAAATCAATGATGAAACTTAAAACTTCACCGATGAAATCAATTAGAAGTTTGACTGTTTGGCTCATTGTTTTCTAACCAATCTTCGGCAGTAGTACCTTCTGATTCGGTTGTCGCTTCACGATAGTAAATGATGAGTTCTTTCTGTTGCCTCACATAACGGCGAACTTCTTGGAAGTTCTCTGCCATTTTCTCATAGCCATCGGGTGTCAAAGCAAACACCACGAAATTGCCGTCAAGAATCTTCTCAACTTCTTTCTTCTTCTCTTCATAGTTCTCTTCAGTGATGACGAAGAAGTTTACGTTAAGAAGGTCAATCTCCTGTGGTAACGGCGGTTGATAGATTCGCAGAGGAACCTTCTCCGTCACTGTTATAATTTGGGGTTCTGGTGGAATAATCTCCGGTTCTGGGCCCCACTCAAGTCGAGGCATCCAAGAGCATCCTGCTGTTAAAGCGAGCGAGAGATAGATGATCGGTTTACACATGTACATAATTTTTTACTTCCCCACTGTTCACATACCATGACTTGTCTTCCGCATGGTGAATTATATTTAACTGGTCCCACTGCCTTCAGCATCTGACACCCCTGTAGGGTCAGGAGTATCATCAGCATCCATAAGTTCTTTCGTATCATTTTCTAGGTCTCGAAAGACTTGTTCTGTTTTAGCGTTCATGCGTTTTTCAATCATCCCTGGCTTCGCACGAGCAAGTCTCGTTAAGTTGTGATCTTTAAAGATCTTCATAGCATTATCTTTCTCTCGCTGTAACTCATTATTCCTTGCGGTGAGTGCAGACATTGCCGCCTCTGATTTCTTTGCATTTGCTTCCGCTGCAGCAAGTGACGCTTGTGCAGTTTCCACTGCTTTTTCCATCTGCACCTGATTCTCTTTCAAGGTGCGGTTGTTTGCCTCTAGTTGTGCTTTCGCTGCCTCTAGATTAGAAACAGTCACTTGGTGATAAGCAAATCCTCCACCAAGAACAATAACAAATAATAATATGATGTATGGCATTATTTTACAACTCTTTTTCTTTTCCCTGCTACTTCTATATATCCACGAGTTAATACTTTATATTTTTTCTTCTTCTTTCGAGGGCCGGGTGGGTCATCAGGTGGAAGTCCAGCAATACCAGAACTTGTTGTCATTGTTTCTGTGAATTGTTTAAATGTCTTCACTTGTAGATTTCTCCCAAGGTAAAATGAATTTTTTGTCCGGTGTTGATGTGAATTCCCTGATAAACATTGATACCAAAAACGTCCCCAACTGGAAAACAGTTATCCTCAACTTTTACTTTATCTTTCGCAATTACAATGTCATCTAAGGTTTCAGAAATTAATTTTTCGTTCTTGACTCGATAAATGCCTGGTGAAATCTGATTATCATTTAAAAGATACCATCCATGTTGTTCTTCCAACATATCTAAAATATCAATGCCACTTTCTTTGGTAATTTTTTCTAAATTTTTATCAGATACACCAAAATGTTCTTTAAGTAAAAAAAGTGCAGCCGCGTAAGTACCTATTCTAGATGACCCGCCTGGAATCTTTTCTAATAATCGTTTGATGTTGTAGACTAATCGATGAAAGGTTGTGTATGCGCCACGTTCTTCTGAAGTGTTTAGTCCCTTTGATTTGATACGTTTACCTTTCGCATCAATAAGACCCAATTTAAAGGCGTCAGTATCTTCCCACTTCGTAACCAGTAGTTTTAAAAAACGAAAAGTGTAAACCAAGTCACCTGCTTTTGTGAGTAATGACACTATATGTTCCTTAATGATTCAACAACATTCTCGTCCATACGGACACCTATGTATTTATCATTTTCAATTACTTTCAGAAATATTAAAAATGGTTTTATTACAGGCCAGTGCCGATTAATATCCATTTTGTACTCAAGCATCTTTAATCCAGCAGGAACACTGAAAACATTGAATATGACAATTAAATGATTGAGAATCAGTCGTTCAGATAACTTACCACCTTCAACATAACGGTTGATTAATCTTTTAACGTATTTAAAACGTTTTAAGTCTTCGTGGAATTCATCTGCATCGATGCAAGTGGGGTTATAATAATGCCTAGCAGCAAAGATAGGAAATACATCTTCACTCAGTGTTTCGAATAGTTTCATTTATGATGCTGCCAAAGTTTATCGGAACCGCCCAGATGACCCCAATCAGAATCAGCGGTCATCTTACTACTTATTCCTCCTCTCGGAGCAAACTCAATCTCTATACGCAATCGTTCTGGTGTGTACATCGCATAAAGTTGTTGATACATTACATCAATACATCGTTCATAACTTACAATGATATCACGATACTGATAGATGTATTCTTTTAACGATTTGAGTTCAATGGTCTTTTTGTCGCCATAAAACCAAATGGTGATGTTCCCAAAATCTGGTTGACCTTTGACTCCCAGAAAAGTAAATTCTGGAATAGAAATTCTTTGTTCATACCCTTTACTTGGATTGGGAAGTGCCTTTAGGTATTCGCCTTTAATTTCACTCCAAAGTTTATTCTGTGCTTTGTTTGAGTTTGGTTGTGTCTTCATGTTTCATCCTATAATCATTAATCGCTGCTTTTATCGCATCTTCGGCAAGTACACTACAGTGGATTTTGACGGGGGGGAGGGCAAGTTCTTCTGCGATGTCGGTGTTTTTAATATTCCCAGCTTCATCAAGACTGCGACCTTTAACCCATTCGGTAAGGAGGGAGGAAGAAGCGATAGCACTTCCGCATCCGTAGGTTTTAAACCGAGCATCTTCGATAATTCCATCATCATTCACCTTTATCTGTAATCTCATTACATCGCCACAGGCAGGCGCTCCCACCATACCTGTGCCGATATCTTCATCGTCTTCGTCAAAACGACCAACGTTACGAGGGTTTTCGTAGTGGTCCATTACTTTATCACTATATGCCATTAATCTTCTTTACACCATCGTTCTAAATGATGAATGTATTCGTGAATACTATGGTCACTGAAATTATCTATACGCCCACTTTTAATACCCATCCACATACCACGCAACTTATCTTTGACCAATTGCCAACCAGACAAATTTCTGACCAAACCATGTGCGTTAATGTAACGAGATTCGCCGTGATGTTTATAACCCATAAAGACTGGAGGAACAGTGGTCACAATATCATTATTGTTTCTCCAACGATAATGTGTTACAGGTAAACTTTTACAATACTTATTCCAACCAACACGTGGGGAACCATAGGTGTATAGTTCTTCCACTTCAACGTCAGGAATCTTTTCCTTATCAAGAGAACATCGTGCAGCGACGATTGTCGCCATTGCAGCACCAAGACTGTGACCTGTTACCCACACCTTTCTCTTACCAACAGCTTTAGGACTTAAGTCTTCTAGAATCATAGGCCATAGTTCATCAACTTCACCCTTGAATCCCTTGTGCACTCTACTGACCGTCTCGGATAAAACTGGAATTGCTCTTAGGTCTGCTTTGATATCATTAAATTCTGTGGGTTGAGTTCCACGACATGCAATTACCATGTCATTTTTGTTTTGAAAACGATATGCTTGAGCACCATCTCGATTATAAAACTCTACTTGAGTGAAACCATATGCTTTAACAGCTTTCTTCGCTTCTTTTTCATCAAGGTATGCGATACTGCTTAGGTTTGCAAATAGTACACTTCTTTCTTTATGTGATAGTTTACTAATCATTTCTTTTTCTCCAGTTTTTTGATTCTTGCATCAAGTTCGGGCCACACGTCAAACTCGTGTAGTTCTTTACACGGGTGACTGTGTTTTTCTAACTGTGCAATACGAGATTCAAGTTCATCAATTTTTTTGGTGACTTTAGGATATTTCTTTCGCCACGCTGTGGGGTCATCCTGCAACCATTCCCATCCAAATTTATCGACGAGTGAATCTAAGAAAAGGTCGAATTTAGCATAACACCAGAGTGCCATATGAGTGTCTTTGAACCACGCCAAAAACGCAGCGCCAAAAACAGAACCGGCGATAGCTGTGTATATCCACAGCGTATCACCGAACATAGCGGATAAGGTTTCCATGTAAAACTCCCAGATGAATTCTAGGAGTATTTATATTTTAAGATTCAGTTAAAAATACTACTTTATCTTTATGCACTACAATTTCTTTACCTTCTCTTTTAATAGGCAAGAATTTTCTTTCATCATTCATGACATCAGACAAACGTGAACCCGTTGGTAAATAGATTTCACAATCAAGCCAACGAGTCCCGTCCGATAACGATACTATAACTTTCACTATTCTAAAGGTTTCCATACTTTATATAGTCACCAAGTGAATCGAATCTCTGTTTCGAGTTTAGTCTTTGCTTCTTCGCCTCGTTCACGTTTGCCTTCGAGTTTACCCTTGACAATAAGCGTGTCAGACAAACGAGTCTTATATCCTGCTTCCCAAGACGAACCACCTGTCATGTGTCCACCTTCAAAGTAAATCTTGTTGCCAGTGAGTGATTTTTTCTCATAACCGAAACGAGTGTGGTGTACTGCGTCAGTAGAAGCAAAGTCTTTGAAGACATGTTCTGATTTGATTTCTATATAGGGACTTGCTTTGACTGAACAAGTAGCTAATAAACACAAGACGCCAATTACTATGATTAAGTATCTCATATTAAGATTCCTTAAATTTATTAAAATTCCTTTTTATATAGAAAAGATGAGATTAATTCTCATTAAGTTTTAGCGAACTTAAATAAAAAATAACGGTTTCTTTAATAAGTAACGACGAACCTTAACTGAGTCTTAACTATGGAAGCAGTACTTGTGTTTTTGCTTTTAGTTCCAGGTGGTATTGTTGCGGACGCGTTAGTCAAAAACAAAATCGATGATTGTTGGGAACGCGGAGAATCGTTCTGCGAGTATCGCATGAAACCCTTTAACTCTCTCAAGCGTAAGCGATACCTTGAATCACTAGACGGTGGTATTGATTACAAATTAGAATGTGAAGTTTGGATGGAGTATGATCCTGAGTATGCTAAGACTCTCAAGCAATGCCAACCCGAACAGCGGGACGTATAAAAAAAAGGGCACCCGTAGGTGCCCTCCCGCTGAGTCAGAATACTACAAACCCCAACACCAACCCTATGTTCAGTCCAATACTGCACATAAGAAGGAACTGGTGACTGTATCGGACTTCGCGGGTTTCAAAAACCCTGCAGCCCATTTACTCCTCCTCATCTAACACGATATAAGCGATATTTGATTTGTTCAAATGAAACTCAGCACCGCTTGGTTGAATGAAAGGTATGAACATTCTATCATCGTTCATAATCCAAGGAATGACATCCTCAGATTTGAGCGTGTGAGTTTCTTCACCCGTCAATCTTCCATATATCGTGTTTCCATTAACAAACGTTACTTTAACACGCATGAGTCTGTACTCCCTATCCTAGTCAGCGAGAGGGTTGTCCAGTGCAGTTTGAATCTTACTATTCAAGCGATCTTCAACCGCTTTGATTTTCAGTTCTGTATCTGTCTGTAAACTCTCCCTACGATTGTCAAAACGTTCAGTCGCCTTGTCAATCATATCTTTGACTTTATCTTCCATTTCCCGATTCTGGTCTTCGATTCTGTCCACATTCTTCTCCATCCGATTGAAGTCATCTCTCAGATCGTTCTTAATGCTTCTTGAGTAATCAATCGCTTCATCTAGTTTTGTTTCGATGACATTGTTTCGTGCTTCTATCTCTCCCACATCGATATTCTGGATTATCTCCTTCATGTCCATGTAGTCCTTATAGAATTCGAAACCACCCCAAAGCGCACCACCCGCAGTGGATAATGCTGTGAGAAGAATCATCATCTTCCCACCTTTGAAGGTCATTCCTGCAAATTCTACTTCAGCCATGTTTACTCCTCATCGTCAGCAAACTGCAAATTACGCAGCTGCGCGACCTCTGCTTGTAATCTTTGTATCTCTAGTCTTCTTCTTTCGAGTTCCAGCTTATAGAGAGTGTTACAGTTAAGACGTTCTTTAGGTTTGTCTAGCGGAATCGTAATCTTCGCATAGACGCCAACGTCTTTGACAAGTTCGTTCGAGTCGTAATAGTCCGGCATGGTATAGGAACTTCCGAACCTATTATTGTACGGACCATTTTGGTTTAGAATACCCACAACGCCAAACTCTAGTGCCGTAGCACCACCGATAGCGTTAGAGCACTCTAAGTTACCCGCTCTTACTCTGTCTGATGCATATGAACCCGGCGATGACGGTAATGCCAAGTTCAAAGAACTTGACTCCGCATACACTCGGTCACATACAAACAACAACAACACAAATAACAATATTCTCATAAGTTTCATTTCACTTTCGAGCAAATCCTCGAAGCCATAATTGATTTCGTAGATCCGTCTTGGAGTGTCAGAGACTTAGTGCAAATATAAGTTACTCTATCTCTGTTCTTCTCCTGAATATAGACATCAAATCTCTTTGTATCAAGATACTCTACATTAATAACTTTCCCGCCTTGGACAATAAACGGAATCTTGTTCCACTCACTGTCATAAACGTTTACCCTATAATACCTAATGTCATCACGCTTATTGAATAGTTTCATACTTGCCTTCAACGCACCCGTAATATGAGTTGTTTCCAACTTCGGGTATGTTGGAGTAAAGTCGTGGGCAAGCGAGGCTTGCCCACTTAGTAACGTCAACAACAACATGATCTTTTTCATATGATTTTCCTTAAATTGCGATACACTCAGCAGTTACAACCGCTTGGTACTGACCGCCAGGAAACGCCTTATTGTACCCATAATCAGCTTCTGATTCTACTTTAAACCACGTAGAACCTGCGATTGAAAGGTCAATTTCGGTTACGTTATCATACTCTACTTTACTGGTATCATAAGCAGACATCCCGGCATCGCTAACTTGGTCAACAGACGTGCTGCCAGTCCAAGTAACGACATCGTTCAAGACAGGAGATTCGGTAAAGGAAGTAGGATGAGAAATTCGAGCCATATAATAATCAGCCTGAATCACATCAAACCGTACAACCGGATGTACACCGCCAGATGCACTCGCCGTAGTGAGTACTTCGGGTGATGCGTTACCGTAAACTCCCGCAGTGTCTTGCGTTACGATGCACTTAGATTCCACTGAACCGCTAATGGGAATCTCTTCCGCAAACGCACTAGCACAAAAGGTCATAAGTACCGCCAATGATATAAAAGTTTTATTGAACATTGCTGTTCTCCCTTTTTGGTTTGTTTACTACTTTTCATACTGTAGTCGGACAAGTTCTTGATGCTTCATTTCTGAAGCAAGCCCTTGTCTCAATCCTCTGCTGTTCGATGGTATCTTTCCGTCAGGTGGCATTGCCCCATCCGGATAAGATCCTCCGACCAGTTGAGCTTGGTAAGACTGAGGTAGTTGTCGTATTGCCATCAACATATCGTGCAAGCGTTGTGCATCACCTGCTATGTCAGTCTCATTAGCAATACCGAGTAACTGCTCCAGTCTCTTTTCAATTTCTTCTACTTTCTCTAAAGCCTTTTGCCTAGCCTTTTCTTTCTCGTCATCTTCTTGTGCTTTCCTATTTGCTTTCCGATCCAACTCTTCTTGTACCACATCGTCTTCAAGAGGATCATAAACTTCGACCTCGTTTAATTCAATCACAAAAGGGTCCTGATAGCCTGGACACTGAGGATTAGACTGAGGGTCAAAACAAGGGTCATACTGATATGTGTAATACACTTCCGGATTTTTGACCGTACCAAACCCCTCAACCTCAATTGACCCAGCACCCCAGTAAGAGATGTCGATGTAATCTACAGGCACCGCTTTGTTAATTGAATTGCCTGGTATACCCGACCAATCATCAGTCGAACGAAAAATATAACCAGGCCCTCGTGCATTTTCGTTCTGCACATGAACCAACATATCGTCCTCAGTGTTCTTCTCAACTTCGTATCGATACACTACATTGCTTACCTGCAACCCTGCCTGCTGTGGGAGCACACGAGTCATTACCCAGTTCAAACCAAACTGTGCAGCATTGTTCGTTGTCCCGTAAACAGGTGAGGTGTCAAACTCTTCAGATAAGGAGTAACAAGAGTAAACTAGCAACACCAGCACCGCCAAGCAGCGTCTTAGTACCTTCATTCATCCCTTCCTTTTCTTTCATGCCAGGTTGAGCTTCTTCATTGGTAACCCATGCTGCTTTTGCTTGCTCCCCAATCAATCCGTCATACGGACATGGTGTGCCAGCCATCATCATCGCGTCAAAGACTCTTGGGTCTTGACACATCGTAGAAACTGCTGCGACTTTCATACCCATATCGTACAAAGTCTTAGACAGTTTGAGTCGTTCACAGTTCTCGTCTGTTACCTGAGTGCCAGTCGAGATACCTAGAATCTGTGTTTGAATTGCACCAGCAACTCCGAACGTACATAAGTCTGAGTTTGACGTATTAATCGTTGGAGTAATAGCTGACGCGGGTGGCGACTTTAAAGTCGTTGTCGTTGTCGAGTTTGTATTCACATTGCTATCTGTGATTGATTCAGTTCGAATCGTGTCATCAGGGGGTGTCACTTCTTGTCCAAATGTCACACTCGCACAGAAAGCCATAACAAAGAATAGTAAGTATCGCATTACCATATCCTAGTTATAATGTCAGGTATATTTATAAGATTTAATCTTCAATCCAAGACATAGAGATAGCATTACGAGTTATTTGCTGGGAACTTCTAATCAGAACAGACACTTCATTGCCTGGAGGGATTGCAATTCGAAGGTCTTCTAGAACTTGAGTACCTGAACCACCCGCTTCAACATCAAAGATATACATTAATCTTTGGTCTCCCAATGTCACTACGGAAGTTGTATTAGAGGTGGATACTGAAGAAAATTCGTTTATAGAGTTGAACTCTCTGGTGTCTGCTACTCCTGTTGGGTTTAGAATTAGAGCAACTGTAACAGGACCAGTACCACTAAAAGCGCAATTAATATTTTTTAATATTATTTCTCTTGTGTTGATTTTGTTTCTAAACACTCTATTATTGGCCGCTGTTAAAACGTGATACCAAGTGTTGGCATTTAGGTTAGTAGTACTTTCTCGGAAAGTTGCAGTTGGTAATTTTGTAGTATTGATCAGTCCTTCGATAGCACCCATCATCGACGCACCTTCAACCACAATACTTGTACCATCACCACCCAGTGATGCGGCAACATAACCAATTTTCAGAGAAGGGTTATCGATGTGAACATCAGTGTTACGGTTACTATAATGCTCGTGATGAAAATGAATCATATCACCATTGGTGGGATTCTCGATAGCATAACGAATCTCTCCAGCGCCCAACCAACGGAAGTTGATTTGATACACATTGAGTTTCTGTGGGTCGATAGTAACTTTGGATGGACCATTTCCATCTAAAGTGTCTTGATTAAATTCTGCTTGAGGAGTCCATAGATCCGTGTGTGCCACACCTGTTTGTTGAGTAGTAAGTGTAGCAGAAGTACCAGTGTAACTAAAAGCACCTGCTTTGGGACCAACACTTGTTGCCAAGAAACAAACTTTATCGTCGTAAGTTTCAACAATCCAACTAGCATTACCCGCAAAAGCATCTGCAATTTTTACTGCCGCTTCTTGATTAGTATCAGTAGAAAGAATTGCTACTCCAGTGCTAACACCGTCCAGTTCTACCTGTACAGTTTCAGTTGCAGTGGCAGTTACAGTGAGAATTTCAATATGTGCTTTACCGCCGTTCTGTCTCAGAACACCAAACGATGTTCCATCATAACCAACCTGAACTGCTTGTTCTTGTGTAAAGAAACCCGCACGTTGTGTATACCCAGCAACACCAGTACTAAACTTTGCGGTGAATCTTCCCAGTGCACCTTGACCCGGACGATATCTAACAGCACGTCGAGAACGAATAACCCCATAGGAACCAATACCGGTCGCATCAGTTGTCACTCGCATCAATGTGTCAGTGGTAGTTGCGGTGCCTGGATTTCCGGTAAAGGTGCCGGTAAAGGTTTCAAACAGTTGTGGATCTAATCCGTAAAGTCCATCCAATTGAAAAACTGGATTGACCGGAATAGAAATATTCTCACCAAAAGCAGATCGTGAAGTCGCACCTTCGTTGTGAATACGACCATATTGGTCTGCGACCATCTGAACTTCGTATAACACATTGTTATTTCGGTTCAGCGTCTGTTTATTGGTATCAAACTGCGCCATTAGTTGCTCTTATTGTTCCAAAGATCGAATAATGTTTCAATCTTCTCGGCTTGAGTTTCAATCTCAGATTCGTGACGAGATTGTGTAATTTCCATTCTATTGAAATCTTTCAGCTGCGTCTCTAACAACTGAATACGAGTTTCAAGATACTTTATCTTTATCTCTTGTTCATTATTTATCTTAACTGATTGTTGTACCTCTTCAGGTGGTGCCCAGTTGTTTCGGAATTCAGTATTAACCTCAACCACTTTTTCGAGTGCTTGAATCTTACTGTTCTGAATCATATCATCGGGCAATGCACCTAACTCTCCAAGAGGCCACTTCTGTCTAAAATGAGAGTTCTGTTCAATATATTGACTTGCCAAGGTCAAGTCTCGCTCGAGAAAAGTGATGCGTTCTACCAGTTGGAAATAACCCATCACAACAATGCCCGCTGTGATAATTAATCCAATCAAATTACGAAGCGGTATAGTGATAGCAGAGTCTTCGCTTACATCAAAACTTTTATTCTTCATCTTCTTCTTCAACTACAATAACACATTGTAAATGTTCTTCTCGAATTTCGATTGTTTCTTTTGGTTCGATAATATCAACAATCTTAGTACCGACCCATGAACCAAAAGTAATTAGAACACCTATCAAAATGTATTCCATTACTCTTTCTTCTTATTACCCACCGCATCAGCCGCAAAGAATGCAGACACTAACACTGCAATAGAGGCAAAATATGTTGGTGCAATATCAGCAAT